TGACGATACGCTTCCTCCGAGATAATGCCCTTTTCGAGCATCTTCCTGGCAAGGTGCATGGTGGTCTGGTAAAGCTTTTCGTTTCTGAATTCTTCCTTACTCATCGCCGCCACCGCCTTTGAACCTGTCAGCAATGTAACACTCGTGGCTGCAATATTTCCTGCGCTTATCGCCGTAGATATGAAATTCCTTACCGCAGTGTGGGCATCTGAAATCATAGACCGCCTTGCGCTTCACCTGGTCGAGATGGTTGTTCCACCATGCGTTACGGCATTTATCACAGCAGAAGCGTTTTTTCTTCTGCTTGGCGATCTGCTGAATTTCACGTCCGCAGTTCTCACAGGTGGTTGTCTCTCCCGTAAGCATCACGGAAGGTTCGATTGTCGCGTTCCCGTTGACATCGTTCCTGCGGCAGAAAGATTTCACAGTATTTACCGATATGCCAAGCACCTGGGCAATCTTGCCGTAACCGCTGCCCGCCGCACGTAGTTTGATGATTTGCGCTTTCTGATTGTCTGTCATATTCTCTCGGCTCCTTCCGAGGGATAAGTCTTGTGGTATCTCCCTCACTCACTACCGAGAAATTCAACCCCCACCGTTACGGCATAAAAAAGTGGCCTGCAGGCTCTCCGAAGAGACGCCCACAGGCCGTACCTGTTCCAAGGAATCCTTTATTTCTAACGGTCGGAACACGAGGAACACGAAAAATCCTATTACAACATAAATTTCGTGAACGAAAATATGATATATAAAAAATGTGTATTATATACGGAGAGATAGGAATTTGCTGTTCCTACGTGTTCTCGTGTTCCGATTAAATCCTCGTGGCGAAGTCCAGGCTGATCCATCCTGCACCGCTTTTCAGCCGTCCCCATCCTGCGGTCGAGCCTTTGCCTGCCTTGACCTCCACGATGGTGTAAACGCCCACGGGGATGAACTGCGTCCTGTCATAACCCGTTCCAGGTCCTTTGCGGATATTAAGGTTGGTGATGGTGACCCGCACGAGGAAAGGCACATCGGCTGATGCCGCCGGAGCAGTTGTTTTCGGTGTGTAGATGTTTACACCGTTTACATCAAACACACTATATCCCGGATTGGCGTCCGCACACTTCTTGGCGTTCTCCAAAATCTTATACGCGCCTTTCTGTGTTTTGGAATCTGCCCAGATCTTACGGACACGGTACCAGGCGATAGCCATCTCGCTTTCTTTCACATCAAACTGCGTGAGGTTCCATCGCTCGATGATCGAGCAGAGGTTCTGAACATAGGTCAGGCTCGTGGCATAGCCGCCGTCCTTGATGATCCGCACGGCTTTCCTGTAGTCCGTGCAGCCTTTCAGACCGTCATAGCGGAGTTTATTTCCGTTCTTCGCGCCCAACAGATACGCACTGTGGTCTGCAATGGAATCCTCCACGCATGGGTATTTGCGGAAGTCCGCCGTGATGGTTTCGTAGCTGCCGTCCGCATTTTGCTCCTTTGTCTGCTTGGTGTATTTGCACTTGCCGTCCCAGGTCGAACCGCTCCAGGTATTGCCGGAGAGGAAGCATTTCATGCCGAACACGTTATTGGCGTTCTGCGCCAGTTCCGACTTGCCGTAGCCAGATTCGAGGATGAACTGCGCCATCGAAACTGATGCGAGGATACCGGTTTTCTTCTGGTCTGCGGTAAACAATGTCCCCACACTCTTTACAACATCCGTCTCGGAAAGCAAGGAAAACGCCGTAGCCTGTGTTCCCTGTGTAGTTGTGGCACCATCTTTACTATCGGTACCACTACCGAGAGCAGCCGTGACCTTCTCTGCAAGATCGCCCATCCTGGCATACATCCAGTTGCCGGGACAGCTTTTGTTTGCAAACCACCGATGGACGGTCAGGATCATCTCGCCGGACTTCGGCTCATAGGCGAGAGTCTTATCCTTATCGCCGAGCCAGAGCAGCTTGTTCTTGCCATTACGCTTGCAGATATCCACGCACAGCTTAATGAGCGTCTGGTAAACGATGTCGCGGAACGCATACGGTTCCGTGGTATCGGACGCGCACTCGATGGTGATCGCCCTCTGGTCGTTGGCATTGGAGGAGGAACACCAGGAGCGGTTCTTCTCCTCCACATACATCCCGACACGGCCGTCCTTGTCGATACCGTAGTTACTGGATGCCTGCGTGGAGGACTTGGCGAACCAGTCCCCAAGCCCCTCCGCCGTACACTGACCCACCACGCAGTGGGGAGTGATGCGGTCGATGGAATGCGTCCTCTGCCCGGAATGGTTCGGGCTGAGTTTGGTGTATGCCACCATAGAACTGTTTGTATAAGCCATTACTCGTCACCGTCCTTTCCATCGGTGTCGCGGTCATGGAGCTGCTCCAGTACCGCCTTCAGCTTTTCCGGGATAGGCAGTCCCAGGTGCGCCGCGTTCTCAGTAAGGCTCACGCCCTCATTGGAGATGTAGAAAAAGATCACCGCCGTGCGAAGGACGCTGCCCGTGCCGATGACCTGCACATCGAGGATGTTGGCAATCCCCACGAGCAGAAAAATCAGCACTTTGCGGCAGATGCCTTTAAAACCGACCTCGCTGGACAGGTTCTTATCTGCTATGGCGCAAATGACTCCCGTGATATAATCCACGGCAACAAATACCACCAGCGCGATGATCAGCCCGTCACAGCCGCCGAGGAAGTAGCCGAGCCAGCCGCCGATGGCAGCAAAAATAAGTTGAATGGTGTTCCAGAACTCTTTCATACGCTTGTACCTTCCTTTCTCTGGTTGAATTATCTGTATGAAAAAAGCGACTGCCCGTAAGCAATCGCCGATTCCCGAAAGATAGTGTTTTCAGTTGTGTTGTATTGTCAGACCTGTTTCGGCAGCCACTCCCACAGTCGCAGATCTTCCTGCCCAAGGGACCACATACACATCCCTCGCAGTTTCCACCGATAAGCCGCCTCGTTCGCCCAATAGACGAGAGAGTCCACGTCCTGGTAGTAAAGGATGGAAAAGCCGTCCGCATCGCCGAGGAACAGCCGCGATATCCAAATGTTGATGTCCACGGGAATGACCGTTGCCTGGTAGTCGTTTCCGCAGGAAAGCGAAGTCATATCGTCCGAATGGAAGAAGTCGTAGTCCATCGAGATGTCCTCGCTCCTGGTGGATGTTTCTTCCACATCAGAAGTCAGCGTGAACACCTGGAACTCGTTGTCCCATGTACAATTTGAGCGGGATATTCTGCCGTAGGATTTCTGCGTCCCGTCAGGCATCACCACATCAAACCGCTCATACGGCTCGTATGTCCAGGCGTCCCCAAGGCGCATTAGTTCGCAGACCGTCCGATTGTCGGAGCGGTACCCAGCATAGCCGCCGGAGAAACCGCTGACCGTTGCCGTGAACCGCAGCGTATAGGACGAGCCGGAATACACGCGCACCCTGTTCCCACGGATTCTCATTTCGACCGTGTACATATTCGGATCGTCACGGAGATCTGCGTTCGGCGTCCTTGTGATCTCCTGGCTGTAGCTGCCAAGGAGCGTGGAGCCGTTATACAGTTCCACCGCCTGACGGTCGTAGTTCAGACAGCAGAAAAGGCTGCCGCAGAACACGCCTGCCCGTCCGCTGCCGTTTGCCGGGAATGCCAGCCTTGCCCGGAGGTGGATATCGGAAAAGCCGTCATACCTCCATACAAGCTGACCGCTGCCGTCAAGCTGGGAATAGACGCGCTCCATCGAGTATTCCTCCGACCGCCACACCTCAAAGGAGCCTGACAGCACCGTCCAGTAATTCGTTTCAAGAACGCCGTAGTCCCGGAAGTCCTCGTACCAGACAAGAGCCGAGTCCGGCTTTCTTCGGAGCATTTCCAAAGTCAGCCGGAAACCGCGGTCGGGACCGACCATGTTGCCGTCCACGTCCTTGAACTGTCGCGGGGAGAAGGTGTAGGTCGCTTCTCCTGCGGACGGTTTCTCGGAAAAAGACGAGCAGACGCGGAAACCGTAAAACTGTACGCCCTTAACTTCGACAGAAATCTTTATCGTATGCGTCCCGGCCGAGAGCGCCACGCCACTTGCAAGCGTAGTCCAGAAAGTGCTTCTCCAATACGGCCACCACAGACGGCTTTCCGTATAGTGCCTGCTTGATCCGTCCAATGCTACATAGATGCCGTTCTTGTCCCAGAAGGGATAGCAGAGCCGCACCGCCACATCGTAAGTTCCCGCCGTGCTGATAGTGAATGTATAGGTGACCGTGCCTTCATCGCCGAGCGTGGTGATGACGTTTTCTATGGACACGATGCCGGACGCGCTTGTGTAATTGCCACCGTCATGGTCGATGATGATATTTTCAAACTCCGTTTTCTGCTGTTTGCTATATGCAGTCAGATAGTGCCTGCCGTTGTATGTCCCGGACATTTGCGGGTACTCATAGCTGCCAGCGTCCCGTCCTTCCATGTAGTCGTAAACATGAGGGAGCGCCCAGGGAACTTTATTGTTATCATCCCAATATCCC